CTTGGTATCGGAAGTTATTCTGACCCTTAATAAACACTGCACCGTTGATAGACCCAGTGTTAGTCATAATCTCTTTCATCTTATCGTCAAGAGCTTTACGACATAACGCAGGGGACGGTTGCATGTGAGCAATCTGATACAGAATACTATCTGCATCAATGATTGCCACATCGAATTGATCATCTGATTCAATCATTAGTGTACCTCTGCATATGTTTTACCTGTGTGTGCATCACCACCCATGCACTCGATACCAAACCACTTAGGTGCTTCGGTGAATGCTTCGATGGATAACTCAGCTACCTCTTCTGCATACTCATCTTTAGTTACAACAGCAACTTCATCATGGTAGTGTAGAACAAAGTAGTGTGGTATGTTACGTTCTTTTAGTTTGTCTCTGAGATATACTGCTGCAGCTTTGCAGCTGACACCTTCAGCAGTCTGTAATAGATAGTTAAGTACTTGATGCTGAGAGCTTACGAATACCATACGACCATCAATACCTCTGATAAAGGCTTTATCTTTACCGAAGATATTAGACGTCTTATCAAATAGATTTGACAGATTATCCTTAAGATCTTTTAATCCGGGTATTGAGTTCTCAAACTTTTCTTTAGCAATTTTACCCGTCTTTGCATCCGTCTTGCCCGTAAGAATGAGACCAAGCTTACCATCACCACCCCCAAAAAGAAAAGCATAAAGAAAAGGCTTAGCAAGCTTACGGCTAGTACCAAGAGCGTCTGCATTTCGTTGATGGACATCTCCATTGATTACCTCATTAGTAAAATCATCGTTGCGTATATAATGACAAAGACCACGCATCTGATTTCCAGCTGAGTCAGCACCGACAATGGTAGTTCCGGGTTCGGATATAAGTAGTCCACGCATTTCTTTCCCATAAACAGAGTCAACACTAGGGAGATTAGCAACAACTTCATGTCTACACCTAAAGGTAGGAGTACCAATAGTCCACATGCGACCATGTAAACGATTGTCCTTGCTGTTACGTACTTCATTAATCCATCCTTCAAGAATGCCTTTACGACTTCTAATGGTGTAGTAGTCAGATACCAGCATAGCATCTGCCCCAAGCTTTTGAAGCGAAGACTCAGTGATCTTAGGAGATTTGTTAACAAATTTACCATTTATTTTTTCCACATTCCATTCATCAGGTACCCATCCAATAGAATACAACCAGTCTTTTACGACTTCGATTGATCCGACTTTTCCTTGTTCAAAGGAGATTCTGCAGTACGGTCCTTCAATAGGTCTCGTAGTTCTTCCTGACTCTTGTGGTAAATCAAAGTGTTTAACTGTGGCGACCGTATAGCACCCGTCTTTACGCCAAGCGGGTTCTTTGAATTCGTCTTTTCCATCTATCTTAATACACCTCATTCCAATTTTAGGTTCGAGTACTTTTTCAATAGCATCTAACTTGTTATTGATTTCGGTTAGAAGTGTCTGAGCCTTAGCCATATCAAACATCCATCCTTTACTTCGGATATCAGCTTCAATCTTAGCAAACTCAGTCTCAACCTCGATACCCTTCTTGTACAGAGGGTACTTACGAATTAAGTTAGTGGCTTCTTCAGTTAATACTTTGTATACCTTTACGTTCAGTTGAACATCTCGGATACAGTATGTAAGCATTTCTTTACTGTAGTTATCGAACTCAGTAAAGTCTAGCTTAGGATAGTTTAGTTTGGCACCCCATCCCTCAAGACCATGTTTATGCTCACGCTTATATTGGTTTAGTTGGGATAAAATCCATGTGTCAATCACCTTAACGGTGTCTGGTAGTTTGAATCCAAGGATATAGTCTAGTACTACTAAGTCATAACCAATAATGTTATGACCGAAGACTATATCAGCTTTGGATATGAAGTCGAGACCTTCAGACAAGCTTGGTAGCTCATCGTCATAGTCTGAAAATGAGTAGACATTCCCGTTGTCTGAATCAACAGCAACAAGACACCAGATCTTATTTACATCTGGAATGAAACCATTGGTCTCAATGTCTACACATAGCCTTAGTTTACTCATACAAGTTTATCTCCGTAAAAGCATGTGTATGGGGCTTCGAGCATACGAGCCTCCATCTCAGAAGGATCAAAGAAATATTGCTCTCTTAAATCTTTTTTATCGTAGTCTAGCTTGTTGAATTTAGGTATCTTACGGTTACATAAGTACTGGCATGCATGCACTATTTCATGGCAAAGAATATTAATAAACTTATCCATGACATAGTGGCTTGTACCCCAATCGTTTAAGAGTGGGTCTCTCAGCTGAATAAGAATTCTTTTATCAGCTTCATTGTAGATAGTTAATCCCTGCTCGATATTACTTTCTTCGTATTCAATCAAGCATATATGAACTACAAACTTTTTATCCGTAATAGGTACTTTGAAACGCTTACTGTAATCGTTAAGACAATCAAAGAATAATTGTCTTACTTCATTTTCAGAGTCAGGTAAACAAGCTACTGTCACACGGATATTCTTGGGTCTGTCATAGCTCTTCTTTTTCTTTTGCATCTAATACCTTTACGTTCGGTGATCCAAGATCTTGAAGCTCTTTAGCCATCTCCATGACCATCTCAAGGAAGTTATCGATCTGCTCGTTAAGTCCTTGAATGACTGTATGGAGGTGCCAGTTATATGCACCTAAAGCAAGCAAAGTAAATACCAGTATTGCAGTTGTTTCAGTCATTGTTGTATAAGTCCGTGTTAATTAGCAACATTGGATCAATGAATGCTTCATGAAGTTGTGTGTTGTTGATTATAACCCCTTGTTTTTTAAGGAATTCTACTCCTTTATAGCATTTATAAGGGTCTCTAAAAACCACTCGATGAATCCCAACAGCGTATATAAGCTTAGCACAATCAATACAAGGGGAAAGAGTGCTATATAGAGTAGCACCAATAGTAGATTGATTAGAACGTGTAACTTTGGAGATAGCTTGGGCTTCTGCATGGAGTACCTCATGTACTTGGGTATCATTGTCTGTACCTCTTGGTGTACCGTTGTATGAGAATGAAATGATGTTATCATTTTTAACAACAATAGCACCTACCTTACGATCTTCTGCATAAGACTGCTGAGATATTAAGTCAGCAATCCTCATATAGAATAGATCCCAGTCACTTTGCGATTTCAAGTTCAATCTCCTTATCGTAGTCATGCTCGAGTTCAGCTATGCTATCCAGAATATAGTCAAGCTTATACTCAAGTTCATCTGTAAGTGGAACAAAGAAGTCAATAGTAACTCGTACTACACCCTCTTGAGACGTATCAATTAACATAATAGGCTTTCCATTTTAACCATGTGTTAGCTTTCTGATTGTAAGCCGCCATAATGTTGTCTTCATTCAAACCAAGATCGTCGATCAAGTGATTAAGACAGAACATTAATTGACCCATTTCTTCCTCAAGTTTATCTCGATTACTTTCTTTACCATCAGCTGGATAAACAGTATCAAGACCAAACCTAAGTATCTTCATAATGTTTTGAGAGACCTCATTACATTCTTCAGCTGTTGTATACATTGTATACGCTTTATCTCTGTTCATTGATTTCCTCTGCTTGTACTACATAAAACATTTCACCGTTATAGTGATCTAAGAAGTCTTCTCTGACAAACTCATGGATGACAGTATCAATGTCAGCCATAGTTTCATCATGATTGATTTCGAAACAGCAAGTTACAACGTATCTTTTCATAGGTTCTCCGTGTGTATCTATAAGGTACCGTCTGCGGTTAGCTTGATTTTATTCAAGTTTATCCGTGCTATAGTACTCGTATACTCTTTTGACTGAGTCTCGGAGTATATGTACTTGCACTAAGTTCTCATGTGAGTCAACACTAAACAAGTATTTGTAGCTACGCTCATTGCTTAAATGTTTATACATTTTAAGCAAGCTGGCACATACAATAGCGTCTTCAGTATCGTCATCAATTTCGATCATTACCATTGCTCTGCCTCCAGTGGATCAATATAACCAAACCTGACTAGTGTATCCTTAACTTCAAAAGGTAATTCATATACACCATCGTAGTCAATTAAGAACATACCACGATCAAACCAGAGACCTCCACCTGACTCGTCACCAAGTTCATTGTGTTCAAACCAACCATAGTTAGTGCTAGGGCTTAGTTGAATCTCATAGTTTTGACCACCAAGCTTGATAGTGAAATCATGTTTAACAGCATTTGATTTAGCCATCAGTTTTCCTTATTAAGATTGTTTGAAAGATTGTAGTACAGAGGACTCATACGGGTTTTTAACTGTAGAAGCATAATAGTTTCAAGCTCAAGCATTTCTTGATCAGTACCATAAGCTAAGATAGTTCGTATAAACCTTGATGGACACTCGTTATACTCAGTCATAAAGCTTTCAGATGAGCATACATAACCGTCATCAGGTTTACCACGATGTTTACCGATGTACTTCTTATCGGTATCTTTATTAACCCACATGTACAGAAAGGATTCACCCTCTTGTTTGTAAGCCTCACTATCGTCTGCTAAATAGACAGTCTCTTGTGGAGTACCATCAATGTGATTTTGCCATATTTCTTTAACGTAGGCTACCATAGGATCACCCTTAGGGGCTTTCCAGAAGACTACAAAGGATGGCTGTCCTTCGTTGGCGCATAAGTATTCATAGACCCATTTGTTGTGGAGACCATTATACTCTTTACCTTCAATGGATACTTTAACCATTGCCTTGCCAGTACTGGAAGTATAAGTATCTACTTCATCTACAGTGCATTCATAGATGTCGAAGAACTTATGACTTCCAGCGACAAAACGTTTGACCGTCTTGATGTGGTTCATTTACAGAACTTTACCTTCAGTTTTAAACTTGATGAGTGCTTGCAGATACCACAGAGCTTTATTTAACTCTTGCACTTCTTGGTCTTTGTTACCACAGCGCATCAGGTACTTATACACTTGACCAAACAAGTGAGCTTCAACACCTGACTTACCCGCAAGCATGTCAACCATGAGTTCCATGTATTGCTTACCTGCGGCTACGTTCTTGTAGTGTGGCGGGTTGATATGATCTTTACCGTATAAAGATTGGTTTACTAGTTCTTTAAATTCTTCGGTTTTGAACACTGATTTTACCTCATTTAAGTCAATTTCTTTATTATACTCTTGACCGAACACTTCAGACCATCCTTTTTGGATTTCTTCACGTTCTTGTTCAAGGTATTGTCGGGCTTTAATATCAAAGAAGTCTTCGTTATCCCATGATGCTAAGATTTCTTTAGCACGTTGATCGCTTATTACTGTACTCATTAGTATACATCTCCGTTTTGAATTACTTTAGTGTCTTCATAAGGGGCGGCAATTCGTCTATAGAATTCCAGTTTAGCTCCTTCAAGTGCACCAACGATGTCGTTGATGGATTGATAACAAGGGTTACGATCATAGTAGTCACGAATGAACGTTGTGATTAGGAAGTTCATTTCACCTGCATTATGTGGTTCATATTTCAACATGTGTGGTGATTGACGGGCTTCTTCAGTGATGTATGGCATATTAATCCTTAAATGAAACTCTGTACCAGATTGTGTAAATTACGATGATTGCTAACAGACCGATCATAAGTACTCCGATAGAATTGTATCACAAGCTTTGTCTACAGTTGAACGCCATTCAGTTACAAGGGATTCAAAGAATGGATGGATTGTTGAGTCATTAGCTTTGAATGCTACAACAGGGATTTTCAATATATAAGCAGCATAGAATACTTCCATAGCAGTACCGTGTTTAGGTACTAATGGATTATCTAGGTTAGCTAAGATTAAGTCAGACTCACGGATATCACGAAGATCTAACTCAAAGATACGCTTCATGTATTTCTTTTCGAATGCATGAAGACGTCTGCATGGATTAAGAATCTTACACGTTGGAGCTAACAGGTGTGTGGCAGTTGAACGCCAACCTTTAGCTTCGTCAACAGACACATGTTCCATTGGACCCGCTAAGTATACTGTACGTTGTCTCATTTGGTTACTGTCTCCAAGTATAGACCTACGTTACCGATAGCATAACCTAGGAAAGCAATGCTTAGACCTGTACTGCCTTTAAAGAACAGGTCAACGCATACAGCTAAGTATACGAGACCGATGATTGCGATTAGTGTTGAACTCATAGTTCCTCTACAATTTTAAGTACATTAGCTGTAAACCAGAGACCGCCTTGTGATTCAGGTCTTTGATGACGTTCAAGATCATTGATAATTACTTTACACCATACACGACCTTTCTTAGATAAGTGTGGAGCAATAGGTTCAGCACATGCATGCCAACCAGGACGATGCTTATAGCCTTTTGTTTTATGATCTTCAGCAAAATACCATACATCAGTATTAAGCTTTTGTTTACGATTAATAAACAGTGGACCATAAGTACCGTCTTTACGTTTACGAAACAGTTTGTACGCTATCATTGTTTACCTCAGTAACGTCAGCCCATGCAGCAAAGTGATACACATCTTTATTCTCATCAAGACAATAAGAGTACATACCATCGATGTTGATTAGCTTGTATGTTTTATCAAGATTAGGGTGTCTTGCTTCAGGCGGTATTCGGGTATCACCGATTAGTCTGAAGAGGGATCCTCTGGGTAGTTTGTATAGTTCCATATTAGATGTCGAAGTTTACGTCAACAAGTTCCATTTCATCGGGATCATAACCGATTTCTTCATAGACTTTAGACTCAGCTTCTTCTTCATCAATGGCACAAACCCAGACAGTTTTCGTACGACTTACTTGAAAGCAATATTCGTTCATTGTTTATCCTTTACCCATGTGCAATCAAAACATATTTTCATCATATAACGAACAAACCAGTTAGGTTGTTTATTTTTAAGTGGTCGATAGCTAATACCATTACCAGCACTAGCACCGAACATGTAGCATATCCACTCAGATCTTTCAGGCTCTTTAATAAACTTATAATCTTTCGCAAGAAGATTTTTAAAGTCATCTGGGTTGTATTCTATGATGTTTGGTGTCATTATTCTTCACCTTTCTTGTATGGACGATAGATATACAGAGAACATTGTTTAGCAGTACAGTTGGTTATGTCTGTACGAATACCTCCTACACAGTCATTACAGAAATTTTTAATAGCTTGTAATGGTGAAGTACGTTTTTGAGCTTTCTTTAGCTCTTGTTCTTCATTCCATGCTTCAAGGAACTTACCACCTTTCTTTTGTGCATAAGCTTTTTCTTTACGCCACTGCTCAAGAGCTGCTTTTCCCTTGGCTAGTACTTCTGGATTCATCGAGCGTTTCTTTTTGACGGAGTTCATCGTTAAGTTCCATGTTCATTGTTGTACATACTTTAGCGGCTTCATTCTGGAATAGATAGCAGACTGCATCTTCCAGCTTGATATCACGACCTGCTACACAATAGTAGGCTCGATCGTAACCTTGTTTGACGAATACAAAGTATCCGTTTGACTCGGGTTGGTTCATGATACACGTACCTCGAATGTGATGTTTTCTTTAATTGACTCTTCAACAAGTTCTTGAATCATAGACCTGTCGATGTTAGAGCTGATACGATCATCCCAATCGATGTTATCATCATAGTCACAGATATCAAATTCTTCTGACATATATTGCTCGATAGCACTATAGATACGGTCACTTATGATTTCTTCAACTGTTGCGGCAAGCTTGTCATCAAGGTATTTGTCTACGAGAGAGGCAATAGACATGTTTTTACTGGGGTGATATACTTCATCAATTGTTTTAGCAAGAGTGTTGATTAAACAACAGACAGCTGTGTTAACACCCATCTTATCTGAGTTAGACAGTGTACTCATCATACTGTGTAAGTATGAAAAGGATTCATCAAGGTTGTCGTGAGTAGCAAACAGGTGATTACGGTACTCTCTTAATGGATTTTGCATATGGACTTTCAGAGTGAGGAATTTACTTCAACGAATTGAGACACGATATCTTTTAGTACATCTGGATGGATGACATCAATGATATCAGTACCTTTGTGTTTTACTTCGGTTACATAGATATCGTCAGCATAGTCTGGCTCATAACCTCCTTTTTCATCACGGATTTGACAGATACTTCCTACTTCAACTTCGATAGTGCATTCAAAGTCTGCATTATCAGTATAATACCAGTGGTGATATTCACTCATTTCATTACCTGTAGAATTGAACGGATTGTTTTAAGTTCTTTACGAAGCTTACGAGCATAGTCTTTGTAGTGATTAAGTAGTTTGAATGCTGTAATACTGTGAGGCTTAGCTGGATCAGAGTTATTCCAGTGTAATGCTATCATATCTTTACAGAATGACAAGTCACCCTCAAGCTTATGAAGTCTCACCTTCATTATCATACGGATTGAATGACGGTGCTTTTCTGGCAACATTATTAAAGTATCGTTCATGGGTTAGTTCCTCAAAGATTTCCCAGAGTTTATTGAATTTGGCTTCATAGTAGTTAGCCAGTGTTTGTCGATCTATGTCGAATTTCTTCAGATCTTCACACACTTGCCAACATTCCATTATGCATTGCTCTAATTCAAAGCCATCATTACTCATATACGATGACCGTTCATAGCGGCAATAGCTCGTAACAACAGATCTTCCTCAACTTTAGGTGAGTGGAATGTATCCTCAATTACTTCAAATAATCCTTTCTGTGATGGATTCCAGATAGTATCGACTGAGTACTTATTTACGAAGTACATACAATCTTTTTCTTCGTGGTAGTAAACACCGATACCTTGTTCCCAGTTCTTAGCATCGTAGTATTCTGCGGGTACTTCAGTAACAATTTTAACTTCAAATTGGACTTTTGTTGGAAAGAATTCGTTTAGGTTTTTCATGATGTGTCCTTTAGATTGAGTTGATAAATTCGAGGGCTTCTTCAGCTTCGTCACAGAGATATAGTTTATCCATCATTGATTGTTGGATAGCTTCATACTTAGCACGCACTGCATCACGTTGTCTTTGGTTTTCTTCATGTTCTTTATCAAAGTTCTCAGGGAAAACAAGTACTTCACCGATATCACGGATACCCCATGTGTTTACGAACTTAGATTCAGCAACAAGATCAACATTATGAGCAAGCAAGAACTTGTAGATTTCTTTTGGATCATGCTTTTTAGAACCAATATAGTCAGGTGTTTCAGCATCACGTTTTTGACTGATCTTTTCAGACAAACGAGAGAGAGCGTAGTTCAGTTGTGTTTTATTGAGTTTCATGAGTTTAGTTCCTTGAGTTTATTTTCTGCCCATTGTACACCAGCGAAGAAGGTTTCAGTCTGGTATCTGATATCAGGATAGTCTGACTTGTCAATACTAATCCATTCACGTTTACTTTCGTATATGTATGGTTGTCCTTTCAGTTTGTTTTCACGTTCAATACGTTCAAATTCATCGTCTTCGTCAGTGTTGATCATTCGCTTTTCTCCTTAAGTTCTGCTTCAATGGCGCTGATGGCTTGTTCACGCTGTTCATCTAAGTCAACAGGTACATAAGCAGATTTAAGAACCTCTAATGCAAGGCGTAATTCCTCTTTAGTCATATAAATTTTTCAAATAAAAATCCCTTATGACAGACCACTTAAGGACTATCACAAGGGATTATTTTATTTAGAACATTGCTTCTTCAGACGCATCTGTATCAACAGAAGTACCTTCAACATCGAAGTCAACAAAGTTTTCAGATTTACGTTCATAACGAACAAGATCAGTAACTTGAACAGCTACTAACATTGTTGAAATACCAGCTTTACTTACTTTACCGTTAGGAAGTTTGATTTCGTATGGTGAGCAGTACACCATAACATTACCGATAGAACCATTACCAATCAACTTTGGATCAAGTTCTTTCTTACCTGCGTCTACTACACGAACTTTGGCGGCATCTGTACCATCTTTCTTGAAGGCTTTCTTTTTAAGATTAACAGAGATCTTACCGCCTTCAACAACTTTAACTTTACCGAATTGAGAGAACTCTTTCTCACGTTTCTTGTCACCTTGAATCTGTAACTCATACTGATCAACACCAAAAGGTGATACAGGTTTATCAAGCTTAGCCCAGAACAAGGCTACGTCTTTGATGATGGTGTTTGTGTTTGCTTGTGTCATGATATTTTCCTATGGATTAATTAATTCAGGTATATTTCTCGCTAGTCGGATCCTAATAGATAATTGTTATCTTAGAATATAAACAAGGAGAATGGAATGTCAGGTGGTAAAGCCCGTAACATTAACTCTCTTGCAAACCTAAAGTTAATTACTTCAGAAACAGCAAGAGAAAATCAAAAGAAATCTACTCAATCAAGAATGTTGAATAAGCAGATCAGAGATGAGTTTAAACTGAATGCTAAGAACTTTCAGGAAGTCATGAAAGACTTACCTCAGTTATCATCACTCGATGTCCTCAGAATGGCTATGCATCAAGCCCTTCAACAAGATAACTTTGAAGATGCTGCAAGATACGCTAACATGGTAGCAGAGTATGAACAACCTAAACTACAGAGGATTGATCAGACTACTACAACCCGTACAGCAGACCTCACAGATGAAGAACTTCAGAGAATTATCGCAGAAGAAGGTCTTGATAGTAAGTCTTGAGAGTATGTCATTAGGTATAGTCTTACAAGTAAGTCTATAAGAGAATGTCTTTAAGGTAATACCTTATTGATGTTCTCTTTTTTATTACTCTTTAATAATATACTTTTATTAAATATATTATATAATACTACTCAGGGACAGTATCCTATTAGGTTCCAGCTAAATAAGTTTATGATTTCATTGAGTTTTCCTTCTTAGTGTATATAAAACCTCAACTTGGTATGGATCATCAAGTGAGTAGAAGGTCAGTTTTGTTACATCAGCCTTTTCATCCATAGATTCTTTGTATCGCTGGATACAATGATTGATGTCTTCACCGAATTCTGTGCAGAAATATTCATCGACACAGATCCATCTTGCTTTAGTTAGTTCATTCATTTGTCTAGTCTCACTTTCTTGACCCATAGTAGTTTGCCTTTAAGAAACGCCTTTTGGATACCAGTGGTATCGTCAAAGACAACGGACACTTCGGACTTTATCTTAGATTTGATTCTTTGGATAAGGTCTGTGTAGATTTGTGCGGCTGAGTGCATTTAATATTGATCCTCATTGTCAAGTGCGTCATGTATTCTGACAAGTAACTCTTGCATACGTTTATGCTTTTCATTGAATATACCGCAGGCTTCGTTAGGTAGTGTCTGGTAGTATGAGAATAACTCAGATAAGTCCATGAACTCTTGACGAGTTTCTACAGTGAGTGTTAATGTGAAGGGTTGAAAGGCGACTGGCTGGAGGCGTTTAGTATCTACGATCATTACATTACTCCTGTTAAGATTGAATTGGTTTCTTCATTACAGCATGGGCAGAGGAATTTACATACTGTGATCCCACGGTGGTTTGTTAAGGCACTTATGACTTTGACGTCATCGTAGTTGTACTCGTTTATACACTCGGGACATTCTAGGAAGAACGGATCATTTACTTTGTGCATAGTACTCCTTTTGTTCAAAAATAACGAAATTTGTTAGGAAATGTTTAAAAAGAACGTTTAACTTTTTACACACAAAAAATCTCTCAAGAATTCCCCAAGATCTCGCTTGCTTCTCAGCGAAGTGTAGTCTTTTGATTACATTCTTGTGGGAATGTCTTGAGAGTACTGTCTTTAGGTACCGAACTTAGCTTTGT